CCGCTCGTGAAAGAACAGCACAAAGATGCGCTGTTTCAAAATTACAGCAGCAACAACAAAGATAATGTCCGGCAAGCATGGCGATTGCCTCCAATTTTCACAGGCCGTACAGATGACTACACGAGGACAACCGCAGAGACCAGCCGTCAGCTGGCTGATGAGCAGGTGTTTGCTCCAGAAAGAGATGAATTTGATTTGATGATGAATCGTGAAATATTCCCGTGTATGGGCATTGTGTATCACAAGTTCAAGAGCAACAGCCCGAACACCACTGACAATCAGGAACTGATCAAAATATTGGCTGGTGGTGAAAAGACAGGCGGCATGACACCAAGGATAGCACGTATGGTGCTTGAGGATGTGTTAGGAGCAGAGTTGCCGCCATTCCCAGAGGGATTTAACCCAGACGTGCCTTTCAGCTTAACGATGGCAGAGGCTGTCAAGAATCAAGCGCAGCCATCTGAACCGGGACAACAGGTAACGGCCATCAAGACACTTGAAGCGCTGGCTGGCATTGAAGGCGGTGAAGACCTTGAGGTGATAGAGGCTGAATGTGTTCAATGCGGGCATACCGGTTTGGTTACAAATATGGAAAAAATCGGTGATCCTTTAATAGACCACCTTATCCAGATAAACAAAAATTATGAAAAGCGTTGGCGTGAGGAAGTGGCAGCGCTGGAATCTGAATACGACCACGACCACGAGGAATGAATTGGAAGCGTTGGCGCATAGCTATATTGGGTTGGTGGTATCTGACGAGGTGGTTGCCAAGGCGCTGAAGATTTCAGAAGTGTCTCGAATAGCCAGAGCCGAAGCACGCTTGCGTGAATTTGTCGATGCTGCGTGGAATAAAAGAGCGAAAATGGCCACCAAGAAGGCCGTCTCCATGGCCAAACAGCTTAAAACTTCAAAGCAAATTTCAGCAACTGTGGATAGGATTATGGCAGGCTGGGCTAAGGATGTGACGCCGGTATTCACCGCAGAGCTGGAAAACATATACAAGCTGGCGAGGATTGCAGCATACAAGAAAGCCATCCTCAGAACGAAAGCGCCATTACAATACGACACACCCAAATTTGAGAAAGTGAAAAAGGCTGCAGCCGGAACGATAAGAGCCGCACAACTGCTTCCAAGCTTTGATCTGGTGGATGACATGGCAGTGGAGGCGTTGAAAAAAGATCAGACATTTTGGATTGGTAGACACTACCAGCATAATCTGTCACCTACGATAGCGAAGGTGAGCAGGGAGGTTATGATTGAAGCCGGCAAAAACGCCAAACTGGCAGGTGATTTGATGTCGGTGAATGTGGCTAACGCTTTTTCACACGTTTCAATACCAGGCGGATTTCACGGCACGTCTAAGCAGTATTTTGAGGGATTGGTAGCCAACGCAGCTACTGTTGGCCGGGTTCACGGGCAGATGACGAGTTTCATGCAGATTGGAATTACTCGATACAGAATCACCAACCCATCAGATCACCGAACATGCCCTGTCTGTACGCATATGGATGGGAAAGTTTTTACCACCCAACAAGGTGCACAGCAGATGGGCGATGAAATGGCAGCCAAGACTCCTGAAGACATAAAAAAGATTCACCCCTGGCACACGGAAAAGGAACTGAAAAAAATCTCCCCGGCATCTGGACGAGTGAAGGGCCCAGCCGGAGTAAAGGACTCAAAAGCATTGGCTGACGCTGGATTCAGTTTGCCACCATTCCATTTCCGATGTCGGTGCACTGTCGATGTTTCAGAGGAAGCCGGATCATACAAGGATTTGTCACCGATGTCTCCACCTACTCCAAAAATAAATAGGTTGGCATCTGCGGCAGTATGGGCAAAAAGTCTGACATTAGAGCAAAAACAGGCTTTTCAGCATTGGGGCAGCGGTGGTTATAGGCTGATGCGTGAATTGGACGCAGGGAAAATTGCAGCTTCAAAGTTGCTTTCATCTACAACCATGGGCACAAAAATAATTCCCAAACAGTTGAACGATATAAAAACGGCATTGAAAACGTCTCCGATCCACAAGGGTACGGTGTATCGTGGGATGCGATATTTGACTCAAGTCGAGGCTGAAGGATACAAGAGAGGCAGCATTTTTAGTTTTGATGCGTTGAGCAGTTGGAGTAAGAACGAAGTGACTGCAACTGATTTTGCCAGACCAACGATGATGGAAGGGACTAAAATTCACAGTGTAATATTCAAAGTAAAAACTACGAATAAAAGTTACAACATAAGCAAAGTTTCAGGCTTGCTCGATGAACAAGAAGTATTATTGACCAAAGGTAAAAAATTCCAAGTCATCGAAAACAGAGTCAAAGATGTAATAGATAGCGAGGGCAACGAGTTTAGAAGCCATTATGTTACATTGAAAGAGGTGGCACAATGAATGAAGAAAAAGATCATGAAAAGAGCGAGGAAGAAACCGAAAAAGCCAAAGGCCAACCCAAATCTGATTCAGATAGGTTTGGCGATGAAGGCACGGATTACATCACATTTTACGATAAAGACGGCAATCCAATAAAAAAATAGGTCGTTTGTCCAAAAGTTGATTCTTTCTTTATAGAATTCTCATAAACTTTCCCGTTTGAACAATCGCAGGCTAATCTAACGATGTTGGAAACATTTTGTTTCTGGAGGTTGTTAATGGCAGGCGCACAACGCAGAGCTATTCCATCAGACGATAGGGAAAGAACTGTCAAAGTTATTTCTGCTGGCGAGTTGGATGACGGCAAGTTGAATCCCCAACAGGGATTTGAAAGTGGGATCAAGCCGGATGATGAAGAAGAAATTTCCATTTCCAAATCCAGACATTTCGTGCCAATCATAAAAGTAGCCAAGGATGAACAGATTGTTACCGGTGTTGCACTGAAGACCGGTGTGGTTGATGCGCAGGGTGATTCCATTCCGGATCACGTAGTGAAGGACGCAGCTTATAATTTCTTGGCCAGCTTCAATAGGACCACCAAATTGGGCTTCATGCACAAGAAGTTTAACGTGAATTTCCAATTGCTGGAATCCTATATAGCACCACAGGATTTGACCATCAATAAAAAGACTATCAAAAAGGGGTGGTGGGTTGTTACGGTCAAGGTGCTGAATTCTAAAGTGTGGAAATTGATAAAAGAAGGCAAAATCACAGGTTTTTCCATTGGCGGGAAAGCCAAAGTCAAAAAAATAACGTCTTGAAAGGCGCTAAATTATGGCACACAAAAAACAGAGGGAATTTATCAAATTAACGGTTGACGAGCTATCCTTGGTGGATAGCCCAGCAATTGAAGAAGAATTCATTGTAACAAAACGATTGGAGGAAAGTGACATGGCCGACAACAAAGCAGGAAACACCCAGGCATCCGAGACTGCATCAACAGAGGATACGCAGTCTGATGTAGCCAAGAGCGAGGCCGGGGCAGTCGAATCGGTGCCAGTCGAAGTGGCCAAGGCAGACAATGAAGCCGTCGAAAAGGCCATGGAGCAGGTCACCAAAAATGTAGAAGAAATCGTCAAGTCAGCAAAGGATGCGATTGCCGATGCTGGTGCCTCTGAAGAAGGCGTTGAGAAAGGGAAAATGCCCAAAGACGTTTTCAAAGCAGAGTTGGAGAAAGCAGGCATCAAAGGCGATGAGTTGAAAAAGGCTCTGGAAAAGTTCGACAAGGCAATGGGAGGCAAGGACAAGGTCAAGAAAGCCACAGAAGATTCCGAGCCGGAAGTTGAGACTGAGAAGTCAAAGCAATCGGAAGCAGATGAAGGCGAAGTGGCAATGAAAACTCTTGGCGTGCTTGAAGATGCAATTCAAAAAGCCAAGACCTTCACCCCGAAACGTCAGGCAAAGCTCCAGAAGGTGCTCGATGAGCTGAAATCAGTACTGGACGAAGTGAGTGGATCAACATCCACAACCAAGAAAGAGGATGACAGCGTGAGCAAACTGGCAGGCATCGAGGAAGTGACCAAGAAGCTCGATGAACTGAAAGAGGCCATTTCCAAGCAGAACGAGACTTCAGAAAAGACCGTCAAGGAATTGACGGACAGGGTGGAAACAATCGAGAAAACTCGCAATCCATCGACGTCAGTTGAAGACGATGGCGGAACAGACACTCAGGAAACCAAAAAAGGATTCTGGTCAGGCGTGCTGTAGGCCGTTCGAGACCATGGACCAAGAAGGAATAATAACAAGCCGTAAGGCAGGAGGCTAACATGAGTCAGATTTCTAATGAAGAACTGGTCCGGAAGGCGGTTATTGTAGCCGATGATCTGGCCAGTGCAGGCAAACTGAACCCAGCACAAAGTGATCGTTTCATCGATTATGTGATTGATGAGACCGTTCTGAAAAACAACGCACGCGTTGTCCGCTTCAGAAACGAGAAGATGGACATTGATAAAATCGGGATTGGCGCTCGTGCTGCAGTTCCCAAGGCAGAGGCCGTTGATCCTGGTATCAGGCGTGGAGTCAACACTTCCAAAATCACACTCCAGCCGAGTGAAATCATGGTTCCGTTTGAGATTGGAGACAATTTCAGCGAAATCAACATTGAAGGCGAAGGGGTTGAAGACCACATCGTGAAGATGTTCGGCACCCAGACCGCAAATGATCTTGAAGAACTGTATGTCATCGGTGATAAGCTGGGACCGGCAATCACTGAAAATGAATACTATGGTTCAGGGTCAACCACGCAGTACATCAAGGATGCATATCTTGCGCTGCAGAACGGCTGGCAGAAACTGGGTGATGCTGGACACATTGTGAACGCCGCAGCAGCCAACATCGGCCTGAGCGCCTTTGGTAAGGCGATCAGGGCCATGCCGACTAAGTTCAGGCGCAACAAAGCCAACCTACGTTTTTTCATGTCTCCTGACCTTGCGTCACTGTACATGGAGAAGCTTTCCACCCGTGCTACCAACCTGGGAGATGAGGCAGCCAAGGGCATGGGCGCAGCACCGTTCGGGATTCCGATTGTTGAGGTGCCACTCTGGGATTTCCAGCCCAAGTATGTTGAGAATGTAACTATGACGGGGGTTGCAGCGCAGTCTCTGAAAAATGCTCCGGTCAGCAATGTCGTGGTTCTGCCCAGCACGTTGGACAAAACACCGACCACCCCGTACATCGAAGGCACGGACTACAGTGTGGATCTGAATGCCGGTACGGTGACAAGAATAGCCACCGGAGCAATTGCGGCGGGGCAGGTGGTTAAGGTTACTTACAACGCAAATCCGCAGATCATACTCACCCACATGAATAACTTCATCGTGGGTATTGGTCGTGATGTCCGTATTGAGAAAGACAGGGACATCTACAAGGGTGTCAACCAGTACGCGATCACGGTCAAAGCGGCAGTGGAATATGAAGAAGTTGACGCACTGGTGAAGGTGCGCAACATCGGCACTGGCGTGTAAACAAACGTTTGTAAAATTTAAGGTGGGTCAGTTTAACGGCTGGCCCACCCTTTTACAAACCACAGCCATTGATTGGAGGGCTCAAAGATGGCAAAAGCGAAAGTAGAATTGATGGGGTGTCTCACCTACACAGTTGGTGGTAGGAAGTTCACCAGAGGCCAGCCGCAGATCATAACCAATGCGGCTGAGATCAAACTTTTTCAACAGCAGCCGGAATTCGGTGTCACAATGCTGGACGAACCTCTCAAAGAGAAGGCGGCAGAGGTTGAAGATCCAGGCCTGGTCACGTACAGCGAGGACAAGCTGAAAAGTATGACCAAGCCGGAACTGTTGGATGTTGCGGCTGAGTTGGCAGTATTCTTGGAGGGCAACGAGAAGAAATCCAAGATGATTGATCAGATACTCAAGGCCCAGGATGAGGCAAAGGAGTAAGCCATGATAGTCGTACAGATACCGGCTACCTTGATGCCACAGCAAGTGGACATTCCGGATGAGGTCGAGTTGGAAAAAGGCAAGACCAAAAAGCTCAAGCGCTCTGTTAAAGGTGCTTTACATTTCAGGCCTTCATCTGTGAAATCGCTCACGTCAGACGAAATGTGGTATATCAAGAAAAATCACCAGGATTTACACAAGCATCTCTTTGTCGTTTCGTCTGCTCCCGATACGGTTGAAAAGAAGGTATCACCGCCAAAAGATCCACCACCCACCAATCCACCGTCTGGTGACGATGAAGAGGGCAAAAACGGAAAGGGTGGCAAGCGTGGTAAGGGTGGCAAGTAACTTCTAAACACGGCCATTAATCCTTGCTTGGCGTCGGCTCAATGAGGTGGCCAATTGTTCAAAATACATACCAGCGACGGCCTGACTGTTAGGGTGGATCTGGACAATGAAGAGCAAGCCCAAGAATGGTTGAAGCGTCTGAAAGATCCAAACTTTCAAGATACAATAACCGGCATATCAGTTGTTCAGAGGTGTGGCGGGAAGTTCCGTTGCCCCACGTGCGGGAAGGCAGCAAGGTTGACTTGTACCACGTGTGGACTTCCACCACAAGAAATTATCTGCGGAACTGGGGTTCAGTATTCATTATCAAGACCGACTGGATTTGGGAAGGCAAATTATTTGGTGGAGCGGATGGAGCCTAATGCCAATGGAAAAATTCGAGGCGGTGAGAAAGTTACTTGTTTTGTTGGCGATGTGAGATTGACGATGATGATTCACGCAGCACAACCTTCAACACGTATCAGCCTATTGAAAATTGGCGAACAGCGCTATAATCCCTATGTTGATTAAAAAAAGGTACTTAACTGACTCAAAGGAAATATAATGTCGAAAAAGCGACAAAATAATTAACAAATCGAAAGGGGATGCCATGATTGAAGTAGATCACGCAGCAATAGCAGCCATAGTTATGATGGCGTTAATTATAGTGGAACTGGCAAAAGTTGTAGTCGGAAAGTACAGCAAAAAGAACGGATGTGGCATGCTCACAGCCACCCAGCAGGAAAAACTTAATTCCATTCACAAGGTACTAAGTGCTCAAGATGCAGATAGCATACCGAAATGTTATGCTCCAAGGGGCTGGGGAAAAGAATTAAAGGAACAGACCAAGGCCACATTGACCCAGACAGCCATGTTGAAGGATATGAAAGCCACATTGGATCGGATAGAAAAGAAACTTTGATATGTTATCGCATTATGACGCAGTGATAAAATCGCTGTCTGGGGATGTAAATGGGGTGAATAAGGAATTTTACACTCCAACTGAATACGTGGCCGGAACACTCCGGTTGGTGGTGAATGGGAAGGTATACAGGCCAGGAGATGATACAAAAGGATGGACAGAGATAGACAGCATGACCATAGAATTGGATGAAGCACCGATAGCAGGAGACGTGCTTCAGGCTTTCTATCAAGATATGGAGACTGAACACATTGGTTTGGCAAATGTAAAAGGCAGCCCATTTGATCCAAATGAGATACTGCCATGATGGAGGATGAGATGTCTGAAAAAGAAATGACCACCATGAACGTGGCCGTGCATAAAGCGGCTGTGCCATTGATGAAAGGTGAATCGCTGGGGGATTTTACCAGGATGTTGAGCACCGCAGGTAA